TTGGAACGCTTGTTAGGTGGTTCCCATTTCTAGCTGATTCTACTCATGTTCCGTTAGAAATGCTTAGAATTGTCTTGGGCAAGCTGCGTGTCAGTGAGGCTGAGTTGCATGAGGTTGTTGTCGTTGGAGAGCCTCCGTTTCGTGAGGGTGTTGCTTTAGGTATTCGGCTGGCTAACCAGAGGCTAAGGTACTTTCAGGATGATGCTGGTGAGGCTTTCTTGGGTGTTATACGGCCCGAGAGTGTGCGTACTGGTGAGCGAGTGGTGTTTCGGTCTGTTGATGGCAAGTGGATGGCGTGGAGACCTTTATGAGCATGAGACGAATGAGAATTGCTGACTTACTTGAGCAGAAGTTCCCTAACTTGGCTTTGTTGGAATACGAGTTGCAGGGTGATATTACCCCGCAGGGTGCTATGCTGTTGGAATGGATGCTTGCCTTCTTGCAGGATGTGAACCACCTCAACTTGGCCAAGGTTACGCATGCTTCTTTGATGCGTGGATTAGAGTTTGACGAGGACGACATGGAGGTTGCTCGGGATGATGCTCTGGAGGTTAGGATTGAGTTGGAAGACTATGGCTCTCTGCCGTTGTTCACATCGGCTGTGACTGAGGATGAGATGTACTTCCAGTTTGATCTGACTGTTTCTACCCTGATTACCCACGCAAACCTGCATCTGTAATGGAAGAGCAGCAGGTAGAGAATCCACTTGGCTGGACCTTAGAAAAGGTTCTTGCTCACAAGTGTATCCCACATCCGATCATCGAGACTCCTACTGAGGAGTGGTTGAGGAAAGCGGTTGCTAAGCTGGGTGCAGACGAGATTGGCAGGAGGTTAACCAACCGGGATGTTCGGGTAGCTGCTGAACTGGATGACCCTTTTCGGTATGCTCATGAACCGGATCACTGGAAGGCTGCTGACGGGGTATTGAATGACCGAGACGAGGTGTTGGTCCTGGGCGGCAACCGTAGTGGTAAAACCGAATGGGCAGCTCGTCGTGTTGCCCAGATGTTGGTTGGTTACGAGCGTGGAGAAGTACCTTGGCCACAGTGGATGCGGGATAGATGCCAGCGTAGGGGGTTAAAGATCTGGTGCCTGCATACTACCAACCAGTCATCCATCGCATTCCAGCAGAATGTGGTGTACAAGTACCTCCCTAAAGAGCTTAGGAACGCTAGGAAGAGTAAGTACACCAACCTTTCGTACAGTCAGAAGAACGGGTTCTCTGACAACACTGGGGTGTACGATACCAATCAGGTCTGGTTCCTGAACTATGCTCAGGATAAACAGGTTATTGAGGGTGGTGAACCTGATCTAATCTGGTGTGACGAGCTTGTACCTCAAGACTGGCTGGAGACGCTTAGGTATCGTCTGGTGACTCGGCAGGGTAAGCTGCTGCTCACGTTTACCCCTATTCTTGGTTACACCCAAGTGGTGAAGGAGTATGTGGCTGGCTGTAGGTTTACCGACTGGCTCAAGTCAGACTTGTTACCGGGACAGAATGTAGCCGGTGTTCCAATGGGCCATATGCCTTTTAAGGCAGATGCCCGGGCTGGCAGGGCTGGAATTGTCTGGTATCACACCAAAATGAACCCCTTCTCGTCTTTCGAGACGATGGAGAGAACACTAAAAGGAAGAAGCAGCTATGACATCAAAATTCGTGCATATGGTTGGGCTGAAACAACTGCTGGAAGCCAGTTCCCTAACTTCAATGAACATTCCATCGTTCCACACGATAAGATTCCAACCGAAGGAACGAACTTCATGGTTGTGGACCCAGCGGGAGCACGAAACTGGTTTATGCTGTGGGCAAGAGCAACCCCGGATGGAAAGCTATACATCTACCGGGAATGGCCGGATGACACTTACGGAGAATGGTCTCTTCCTTCAGAACGCCCAGATGGTAAACCCGGTCCCGCTCAACGGGCAGGGGCTGGTAGGGGTGTAGCTGATTACTGTCAGTTGATTGCTGACTTGGAAGGTGACGAGGAGATTGAGGAGAGGTACATTGACCCTAGAGCCGCTGGCACCCCTACAGCCTCCAAGGATGGCGGTGTAACGCTTCTAGACCTACTGGATGAGTCAGGACTCACCTTCGTACCTTCAGTGGGTGTTTTGGTCGATGAGCGAGTCTTGTTAATCAATGACCTACTTTCCTTTAATAAGGCTGAAGAGATCAGTGCTGAAAATACTCCGCGACTTTTTGTGTCTGATCGGTGTTCTAACCTGATTTACTCTTTGAGGGAGTGGACCGGGGTAGATGGGCAAAAGGGTGCTTCCAAAGATCCTATCGACTGTTTGGGGTATATTTGCGTGATGGGACCGAAGTACCAGCGAGCTGGCGGGTTTGCAAACATGATCACAGTCAAGCATGGAAGCTATTGACGAGTGCGAGGTTGAAGAGGACATAGATCCTTGGCTACTCAGCCCTAAGCTGGCTTGTAAGACTTTGGGTATTTCACGTCCAACCCTGCTAAAATTGGTTAGGGATGGTGTATTGCCCTTTGTGACTACACCCGGTGGGCATAGAAGATACCTGTCGTTAGATGTTGAAAGGATTTTGAATGAAAGAAGAGAGTGTTGACCAACTAGCAATGTTTGCTGACGAACCAGACATCAACGTCCTTTTGGACGAATGGCGTAGGGCTTGTTGGACTGGACTGGATGGTGCCCGTGTAAATGGGCTAGATGACATTCGCTTTGCTCGCTGGTCAGGGCAAACTGACGATGGGAAGAAGCACTCCCAGTATCGTGACAATGGCAACCCAGCATTTCCGTTTGAGGGTGCTAGTGATGTCCGGTGTAGGCTGGCTGATTCTGTCTGTAATGAGCTTTCAGCACTGCTTTTAGCCACCTTTTCTAGGGCAGACATCCGCGGATCAGCAACTGAGATCAATGATTTGCCTATTTCAGGGGCAGCGACAACGCTTCTCAAGTGGGTTAGGGATAACAAGTTGCAACGGGAGCTACTGCGTGAGGCAGAATTGGCTGCTCAGTATGCTACTCAGTACGGTTGGGTGGTGATGTTCACTGGTTGGGAGCAAAGATTAGGTCTTCGCAAGCAGAAATTCACGTTTGAAGAGTTCGCAATCAACTCTCAGCGGTTTGAACCGGGAAGTTTGCTGGCTCAGTTGCCAGAATTGGTGTCTAATCCCGAGTCAGAAGACCAAGCTGCCACCATTTTTCAGGGTATCATCCCTGATTTAGAGCTTTCTGACGCAAAAGAACTGGTTCGTGACCTTCGTGAGACTGGATCTGGCTCATACGAGCAGGAGTATGTGTCCAAAAACCTGCCATTGGTGCTGGCACTAAAGCCTTGGGATGAGATTGCCTTCCCTCCAGAGACAATTGACCTGCAAAATGCTCGTGTAATCTTCCGGCGCTGTTGGCACACCGAGGTTGAACTGCGTGAGAAGATCGAAACGGCTGGGTGGGATGCTGAATGGGTCGAGAATGCTGTTAAGTCGGGTAATTCCTACAGCACAGACAACTTGATTGGCTTTGAAACAGCCTCAACATCTCTGGCTTACCGTGAGATTGACCGGAAGAACCTGATTGAGGTGGTTTATGCGTACACCAGGTCACTGGATGACGGCAAACCCTGCATCTACTACACGGTTTTCTGCCCAACGATGGCAGCAAGCAAAGCTGATATTCCTCAGTACGCCATCCATGAGCTTCTGGATTACGCACACGGAGAGTATCCCTTCGTAGAGTTCCGTTTGGAGCGCACAAAAAGGGCTGTAGCAGACTCGCGAGGAGTTCCCGAGGTAGTCTCTACCGATCAAGACGAAATCAAAGCACAGCACGATTCTCTGCGCGATAGAACGGCATTTGAAACACTGCCTCCCATCCGTGTTGTTAAGCGTGTTGGGCAGCCAACCAAGATTGGCCCCGGTGTACCGCTGCCCGTCACTCGTCCAGACGATTACACGTTCATGGACCCACCAACTCGCGCCCCTCAGACGTCTTTCAGCCTGATTGAGCGTGTGGAAGCGAATGTTGCCAACTACTATGGACTGAATCACCCGGCGGTTGTCCCGGTGAAGGCACAAATGCTTCAGCAGGTCCGTGTGAATGCATGGCTTAACACTTGGGCGACTGTGTTTCGTCAGATGTTCGCCCTTTGCTTGCAATACATGCCAGCAGAGGAGATTGAGCGTATCACTGGTGTACCTCTGCCACAGAACAGGACTGACATTGAGTCAGCTTTCGACATCAACGTGAAGTTTGATGTGCGAGAATTGTCTACGGACTTTGTTGCTGAGAAGCTAGCCAACATCAGCAAGTTTGTGGTGCCAATGGATGCTGGTGGCGTGGTTGATCGGAACAGGCTGGTGCGCATGTTCATCGAAGCGATCGCTCCAGAGACAGCTTCTGACCTTATTATCGATCAAGGCCAAGCATCTGAGCAGATGTACAGGCAGGTTCAGTCTGATATTGGCTTGATGATGTTGGGTGCTGAGCCTCTCTACACCGAGAACGATCCAGCAGCTAAGATGAAGCTGCAAATGGTTCAAGACAACATCTCTAAGAATCCCAAGGCGCAGGCTGCTATGCAGCAGGATCAGTTGTTTGCTGCCTTGTTTGAGAACTACGTT